ACCCAGAGCAGCACCTGCCGCTCCAACCGGTGTCAAACGGCATGCCGTCTCACCCCAAAAAACCGCCGTCCCAACTGGGCAGTTTTAATTGTCGTCGGCGACCAGCTTTAATTGTCGTCGCACAAACGGACTGCGGAAGTGAATTGGGAAATGGACCCGGGGAGCAGTGTCGTCAAAACCCGCATCGGCCGTCCCGTGATCCAGGATGTGTTGTTCTACGATCAAAGCACCGGAGAACTTGAAATCGAAGCCTCTCAACAGAAGCACAGGGAAGTCCTGCGCAATTCATTCGCGGAGGGAGTGATGGGAGATGACTCGTTCTTCCCGATTGAAGAGCAGACACGGGTACTAAACCTCAAGAAACTGATCGAGCTGGATTTCAAACTGCCCGTGCGGACTGGGCATCAAGTGCAAATTACCGCCGTGACGCTCAGTGAATTGATTGCAAGGAGGCCGTTCACAGCGATTCTTTCGGCAAACCGTCAGGACGTGGTCGAGATTTTGCGGGCAAAGAACGCCTCGGGTTTACTCAACCGCAGTTCGATCAGAAAAGTCCGCATCGAGTTGATTCTCGGAACTGGGCGTCTCGACCGCAAATCCATCGAACTGAGCGGCGACAACCGCATAAAATTCAACCGCGCAAGCCATGCCGACGAAGTCTATCGCTACCTCCGCCACTGGACCCTTATGGGAAACCGCAGAGTGGAAGAGCATAGTGCTGCATGAGCTGAGTGCCGGAATGCCTTGTGTTTTCCCGGCCTGCGCTTTCGGCATTGGTCCCATGGCCGAGATGGTCAGGGGCGGGCTATTTGCGCGAGGATTTCCGCCCGACAGCGGCGATCACATCGGCTTAGAGATCGACGGCGAGATGAGCGAGTTCTGCGTCTATCGCGTTCGTGGCGAGTTTCATTGCGAAGAAGTTCGGGATGCCAATCCACGCCGACTGCGCCATTCAGAGGATGACTTGACGATGCACACGCTCGACAGGACGGGGTTCTACAATTTTGTCGCGAAGGATCTCGGCATCACCGGACAGGTTATTGAACTCGGAAATGGCATCTGGGAGCTCGGTCGAAAACGATTGCCCGGACGAGACAACTCCAAAGTGATTTTTATCGAGAACAGCGTGCCTACCGCAGCTCTGGAACTGACTTTAATGCGTGATCCGTTCAAGACGCTATGCCTGCTGCATTACAAAAAATCTCCGATGCACGACTGGCATTCGGATAAGACCCTGGTCCGTGGCGTGATCGAGGTTAAGAACGGTCGCTATTCGAGCGACGTGTTCGAGGATTTGTCCGCATCACAAAAGAGTAACTTGCACCTTGAACCTCATTCGGCAAACGAAATGAATAACTCCAATCAATCTCTACATATTTTGAAACCAGAATTAAGTTCATACGATTCCAAAAAATCAAAAAACAAAATTTCTTAACTATACAATCTCCAGATTTTATCGAGTGGAAAAGCATAGTTCTTAAAGGCGGTATTTTCTTTCAAGCTTTCAAACTAGGACTCGATAATATGATGAAGCTGGTTGATGCAAAAATTTTTAAGCCAGCAGAACCCTTAGACGATTTACCTGAAATACTTAACCTAGATATCACCGGAGAATTTGAGTGCCATTTAGTAAATCAAGTAGGTGACAAAATTCAGTGTACTAGAGACGGCACTATATGGCATCAAACGAATGGTAAATTTTGGGAGACAGTCTATGAATTTACAATAAAAGAGTTTTCTGCACACCAATTGGTTAAGGAGAAATTTTACGCTGTGATGGCCGAAGATCTGGGTATTTCAGGTCAGATCATATCGGTTTCACAAGGAATTTGGGAGCTAGGCCGTTGGTCGTCAGCCGATACAACAGCCAAGGTGTTATTTGTAGAGGCGGGTGTGAACGACGCCGAGCTAAGGTTATTGCTCCATACGGACCCGTTCAATGTGATCTGCGTGCTGCATCATGGCGCAATCTCGCTCTATCCGAAGGTCGAGGAAAAAGCAATTGCCTGTGGCTGCGTTGAGGTGGTAAATGGTCGAATGGAGACGCAAACCTTCATGGACTTCAAGGCGATTCGTATTCCTCAGGACCCTAGGTCTCCATCAATTATCGACCTGAGCCATCAAATGGCGGAGGGCTTCGAAAGCATACGCAAGGCATCCATCCAAGAACTGGTCGCTACAAACGGGATACTAAAGGAGCTGGAAGCCATCTCAGGGCGTGCGGACGAGTTTTTCACTCAATTGATCGCAGGCTTTGGCTCCGATAAAAGCATGGCGGATCTTTTCATGCAGCTGCTGACCAAGAGACCCGATGGTAAACCATTTTCATATGCTGATGTGGGAAAGCAGATGGGTATCTCCCCGCAGGCAGTGGGGGCGAGGTTTCGGAAAATGGGGGGGAAATATCCAGCCGCCCACCGACATCTCAAGTCGCTCCGGGCTCAGGAGAAGACGACCCAGCTCTCCGCGATCTCTCCCACGCAAAGGAGAAAAAATGGCGTCGACGAGTGCTACGGCTACGACGCTGATTGACGACTTGATTGACGACTTGGTTGTCGAGGTTGACGAGTTCAAACGACTGAAAATCAGGCACTAGGAGAAATCCAGTGCCTATTTTTTTGACACGGCGGGAAACATGAGGGGCACGCAATTCGGCTCCTCGGAACTACCCGCCCGAGATGAATACATCCCAATCACCGTCATTCCGTCCACGCCGCCAACGCGGCCAAAAATCCACCCCCCACGAGCTGGCACTTTCCGACGAGCGCGCCCGCCAGTTGGCCGACATCGGGGCAAATAATGGAGAGGACGCTGACGAAATTTCAGCATCCGACGCCTTCAAGGAATTCCCTCCGCTCCCCTGACCGATTTCTGCCGTCGGTCGGGCTGTGCCGGCGGTGGGTCCATTGAAGCGGCCACCTCACAAAACAAAATCATATCATTACTATGAAACTATCCGCATCAGGATCTACCACCCCATTCGAAGCTCATCCAGAATTTGACGGCCAAGCTGTCTGTGTGGACGTGACTCCGCTCAAGAAAACCCAATCCAGCTATGGCGAGCGCGAGACATTTCGCCTCGTGTTTGAGACTGCAGAACTCCGTCAGAATGGAAGTCCGTTCCTTCTCTTCAGCCGCACGTTCACTCCATCGTTGCACGAAAAGGCAGCTCTCCGCGCCTTCCTAAAACAATGGTTCGGACGCGACCTGACTGCTGCCGAACAGAATGAGTTCGATACGGATTCACTCATCGGTCGTCCCGCGCGGGTGTCGGTGATCCACAGCGACTATAACGGCACCGTCTTTGCGAACATCGGATTGATCCGCGCTGACAAGTCGGGTGAGCCGCTGAAGCCATCTGGAAAATACATCCGCCAGAAGGACCGGCAGAACAACGACGAGAAGTTCCGACCAGTCTCCAATAACAACGAGTCCCCTACCCCGTCCGATTGGCGTCGTGTGAAGGTGCACGTCGGTAAACACACCGGAATCGATCTGGGCGAACTGGACCGCGAATCGGTGGAGGCTCTACTCACAAAGTGGCTACCTACGGCCATCGAAATGGAAAAGCCACTCAAAGCCGACCGTGAGATGATTGCCGCTCTCCAGCAGGCCAAGGAGGCTCTCTCGTCCGAGGATGAGGAAAGCGACGAAATCCCATTCTGATCATCCAGCCACCATGATCATCGTCCCACGAGAATCCTCCTCGCACTGGTATTTCCCGAACGGCACGCCCCTTCATCAGGTGCCACGTGCCGACGGGAAGGGCGAACGCTCAACCAGCCTACGAGACGCCCGAAAACTCGGCTTGTTCCCATCTGTCACCAATGTCCTCGGCGTGATCGCCAATCCAGGGCTGTCGGCATGGAAGATGGAACAGGCCATCCTCTCGGCACTCACCCTGCCGCGCCATGAAGATGAATCGCTCGATGCGTTCGCCGCTCGGGTAGTCACCGACATGAACGGCGAGGTGAAATCCGCTGCTGACCGGGGAAGTGCCGTCCATGCCGCCATCGAGGGATACGCCCAAGGTGGCTGGCTGCCGGAGGACAAGGAGATTGCCCGTCTCTTTGAACCGGCCCGCCAGTGGTTTGACGCGGAGGTGATTGCCGTCCACTCGGTGGAAATCGCCACCGGTCACCTCGAATGGGGATACGCCGGGCGCGTGGACATGGTGGCCACATTAAAATCCACAGGCCGCCCCACGGTGGTGGATTTCAAGACTCAGAAGACGCGTCGCGACAAGGATGGGAACTTCAAGCCGATCCTTCACGACACGTGGCCATTGCAACTCGAAGCCTACCGTCAGGCACTCGCGTCGCGGGACAAGGGACTGGACGATGCTGCCATCGCCTCCGTGGTGATTGGTTCCACCGAACCGGTTCCAGTGGTGATGAAGGTGTGGGATGATGCCGACAAACCCGGCTTCTTCCGCGCCTTCCTCGCCGCCCGCGACTTGTGGGTCTGGCAGAAAAACTACTGCCCGGTGAAGGACTCGCCGGACGCAGGTGACGAGCCGCCGACCGCGTTGGTCCCGGCCTGATTAAAAATACCCAACCTAACTACTCACTCATGATCCACCCGTCTTATCCGCAGTCTGCGTATCGTCGATTCTCGATCCAGGGATTCACCGCTCGCAAAAATCGCCCTCGTCGCCGTTGGCCGATGATCGTCTTATCATTCATCCTCGGTCTCATCGCGGGCTGGGCGATTCGCGGAGGAGGCGCGTGGCTACCATGAGTGGGAGTTTCGTAGCCCGAAGTCCGGCCGACCGCTTCCTCGACCTCGCCAAGGCTGGTGAGAACACGTTTCTCACGGGTCCAGCGGGGTCCGGGAAAAGCTACCTCGTGAGGGATTTTCTTAAACGTCACCCTGACACCCATGTCACGGCATCCACCGGAGTAGCGGCCCTCAACGTGGGCGGCATGACCGTTCATCGATGGAGCGGAATGTTGCTCGGACCAGCCAAAGGACAGGATTTTGGTAAGTTTTATGCTCAGCTTGCAAGGGACGCCAAACCCAACGTGCGTGCCGCCTTCAACCGGGTGCGTGGCTGCAAGCGGCTCGTGATTGATGAAATATCGATGCTCTCAGGCCGTGCGTTTGACTACCTCGATTTCCACTGCCGCAAGATCCGCGATGACAAACGACCCTTCGGCGGCATCCAGGTGATTGGGACAGGCGATTTTTTACAGCTTCCGCCCGTTAGGATTAACCCACAGCACGGCTATGACTGGGCCTTTGATTCCCCAGCTTGGATGGAGGCGAATTTCCAGACCGTGGAGCTCCGGCGCATCATGCGTCAGGATGAACCGGAATTGGTAGCCGCCCTCGGCAAGTTCCGCCGTGGTGAAATCGACTCGGCCACCGAGAAACTACTGCGACCACGGATCAGCCTGTTCCCGCACCGCGACATCACCCGGCTATTCACCCACAACTCGATGGTGGACCGCTGGAACAACTTTTGTCTCGGCGAGCTACCGGGGCCTGAGTCCGTTAGGGAGGCGGAAACTTGGGGACCGCAGAGCCAGATCGACTTCCTCGAAAAGAACCTGCTCACGCCAAAGGTTCTGCGTCTCAAGCCGGGGGCCAAAGTGATGTTCACCGTGAACCGCCCCGACGATGGCTTCGTCAACGGCCAGACCGGCGACGTGGTTTCCATCGGCTTCACCTCCGTGGTCGTCCACACCCAGAACCGCGAACTGGAGGTGTCGCCCTACCGCTGGCGCTTTGATTCCAACGACCCGGGAACCGCCTGGTTTGAACAACTCCCGCTGCGCTTGGCCAACGCGCTCACGATCCACAAAGCTCAAGGTCTCACACTTGACTCTGCCTTCGTTGACGTGAGGGCCGCTCGTGAACCGGGCCAAGCCTACGTCGCCCTATCGCGGGTCCGCACGCTCGCCGGACTCCACCTCAAAGACTGGCCCAAAGGCGTCTTCGTTTCCCAGCGCGCACTCGATTTCCACTTTCCCCATTCACACCCATGACAGCTTCCATTCCGCCCGACATCAACTCGTTAGACAGACTCGCCGCCGCGCAGTTCTACGCCACCACTCTTGGCTGGGCGATCCATCCCATACTGCCGCCTGACCGTGGCGAACCGCAGGAACGCGGCAAGAAGCCGATCCTCAAAGGCTGGCGCAATCACACCGCGTCTGAGATCACCCCGGATTTCTTAGCGAAGTATTTCGATGGTGGCTCTACCCACAACATCGGCTGCGTCGTCCGCCCGCCATTCATCCATGTCGATCTCGATAGCAAACCGGATGCCGGGGCCTCAGTGATGGCATGGCTGGCCACTCAATCGGAACTCGCCACCGTTCCCCGCGAACGCACCGGAGGTGGAGCGCACTTGGCATTCATCTGCCGCGACATCCCGGAAGAAGTGATGAAGTTGAAAAAGGCACCAACCTGCCAGATCAACGATGCCGTCTCCGCCGAACTCTATCTGGACGGGCTGAACTTGGTTCTCTCGCCGTCCGTGCATAAGAGCGGGCACAAGTATTCCTGGGAAGTGACCGGCGACATCCCGGAGGTAAGCTGGCATCAGCTTTGCCGCTGGTTTGGATTTTCCGCTCCTGAAGCCAGGAAGCGTGGACGCCCGGGCAAGGAAAAGCCGTGGTGGTCAAAATGGGAACAGGATCTCAGCACTCTCGATCTCGCCGGAGTGATGGAAGAACTCAACTCCCTCGGTGAATGCCTCGATCCAGATCATAACAAGTGGTCGGTGCGCTGCCCTTGGGAGGCCAATCACACTGGAGGAGTGGCGGATGCTCCAGGGTCGGATACCATCATCTTCAACCAGCCGGAAACCATGCCCGGTTTCAAGTGCCTCCATTCTCATTGCGAGGCCAAGGGCATCAAGGACGTGATCGAATGGGCGGAAGAGCAGAAACCCGGAATCATCAATTCTCGCTGCGCCAACCTCCGTGCTTGGTCGCCGGGAACCACCAACGCCACCGGCAGACCCCGCATCATTCTTCCCGCACTCGGTCGCTCCAACAGCGAGTTTGGTAAGGAACTGGGTGCTGCCATCGCCCCGGCACTCGATCTCTTTCTGTTTTCTAGCAACGTGGTGGAAATTGCCACCGTGCCTGCTGCGGACGATAAGGGTGCGATTCCCGGTCACATGATCTCGACGATACGACCCACGGAATTGGTCACCGCAGTCGAGCGCACGGTAGAAACAGGCGTGCTGCGGGAAGATGACGCGGGTGACGAGGTCTTCATCCCCAAGAGCATGAGCGAGGCCGACGCCAGAATCACGCTGGTGAGTGGAGTCTTCAGCGATTCTCTGCCCCGCATTCGCCGAGTTCTCGACGTGCCGGTCCCGCATTTCTCAGAGGACGGAAAACTAATCTATCCAAAGACGGGATACGACGAGCGTTTCGGCACCTGGTTGAATCCTCACGCTCCGAAGCTCAAAACGATGGGCCACAGCGAGGCTCTCCGTTGGCTCCTCCATGATCTTTTCGGGCTGCCCGAGAACGGCGGCTTCTGGTGGCACGACGAACAAGCACGAGTCCACGCACTCGCCAGATTCATTACCCCTTTCTGCCGGGGACTGATGGGATGGAAGCGCACGCCGCTCTGGATCTTCGATGGCAACCGCGAGGGTTGTGGCAAGGACACCTGCGCCGATCTCACCCACGTGGTCTACACCGGACGTTCCATCGTCTGCGCCCCGCTCTCCAAGGAATGCGACGACGAGATGCGCAAACGGATCACCTCGGCCTTGATGGCCGGCAGTCGCTTCTTCCACTTGGCAAACATGAAGGGGCACGTGCGCTACGCCTCGCTCGAAGCCGCCACCGACAACTCGGGTGTGTGGGAGGACCGTCGCCTTGGGGTGAGTGAAACCCTCACGCTTCCCAACGAGACAGAGTTTTCCTTCTCGGCCAACAACGCCACATGGGAACCGGACATCGAGCGTCGCTGCCGCCGGATTCGTTTGCGCTTCACACCAGAGGACATCAACGGCCACCGCTACAAATATCCCGACATCAAAGGCTGGGTCCGCCAACACCGTGCCGATCTTCTTTCGGCCATCGCCGCACTGGTGAACGAGTGGGTGAGGCAGGGTTGTCCGCCTGGTCCATCTCCCTTCACCTCGTTCCCGGAATGGGGTCAGGTCGTGGGTGGCATCCTTCATTGCGCCGGATTGCCCGACCCATGTCAGCCGCACGAAGACAGCCAATCCTCCGGCGACCAATCCACGCGGGCGATGAGGGAGTTCTTCGAGCTTGCGCTCGACAACTTCGGCGACGGCATGATCCGCAAGCCAGATTTCCAGCAGTTCGTGAATCAAACCGAAGAGGTTCATGAGCTGTTTGACTGGATCGATTTCGCGACGCGACAGGGTCAGACCAGGTTCGGAAAGCTCATCGTGAAGTTCGACAAGCGCGAATTAGGTGGGATCACCTTCCGCCTGAAGCAGTCCTCAAAAAACCGCGCTGATTACAGATTCTTTCGCGAGAATGAGGAAGAACTCCCCACACGTCCCCCCGAGGCCAACTCCACCCAAAACACGCGGGGACATGGTGACATTTGGGGACATTCTCCTATAGCTCATGTAGGCGAAAAAAATGCTGATGAAAAAAATAAAAAAGAGAGTGTATTAAAAGCTCTACATAGAAGTGAGGGACAAACGTCCCCAAATGTCACCATGTCCCCGCGGGCGGTTTTCTGCTCCCTCCGGAGCGATCTCGACCGTATCGCCATAGACCTAACTGGTGCCTCCCGCATCGCTCTGGACATCGAAACCTATGGGCCCCGCAAAGGCGATGGACTTGATCCATGGAAAGGCGACATCCGCCTGCTCTCACTGCGCCGTGAGAATGGAACGATCTGGACCATCGACCTCCGTGCCGTTGGATACGAACTCGGGCCGATCAAACCGATCCTGGAGGAAACCGGCATCATCGCCCACAATGCGAAGTTCGACCTCCTCTGGCTGCGAGTGAAGTGCGGACTCATGCCCAAGAGGGTCCTCTGCACGCTTACCGCTGCCCGTCTGCTCGTGGCTGGAACCAAACCCGGCAACAACCTCGACCAATGTCTGGAGCGGTATCTCGGCATTCAACCCGCCGCCGACCACAGCCGGTCCGATTGGGCGTCGATGCTGCTCACCGAAGACCAACTCAGCTACGCCGCCCGTGACGTGGCCCATCTCCACGACCTGCTCGCGACCATGGAAAGCGAGTTAGAGGCGTCCGGATTGGACATCGTGTGGACTTTGGAAAGCTCACTCCTGCCGTGTGTGGTGGGGATGGAAGCCACCGGCATGCACGTGGAGCGTGAGAAGCTCAGGAAGATCGCGGATGAGGCGCTCAAGCTCGCCTTACAAGCTGCCAACGACCTTCGTGCTGCCCTGGAAAATCCCGGCATCAACCCGGCCAGTCCTGCTCAGTTGCTCGCGGCGCTGCGGGGGAAAGGCATCAAACTCGAATCCACCGCCGAGGAAAAACTCAAGGAAGCGGACGACGGTCATCTCATCCCCATGGTGTTGGCATTCCGCGAAGCAAGCAAACGCGCCCAGCAGGCCGAAGCCCTGATCGTTCACATCAAAAAGGACGGCAGGATCCACGGACGATTCGAACCGCTTGGCACTGCTACCGGCCGCTTCTCGTCCAAAGAACCCAACCTCCAGAACATCGGGCGCGGCGAAATTCGGGAAGCCTTCACCGCACCGAATGGCAAGCGCCTCGTCGTGGCTGACTACTCGCAGATCGAGCTTCGGGCCGCTGCTGCCATTGCCGGAGAAACGAAGATGATGGACGCCTATCGGGCCGGTGCGGACCTTCACAAACTCACTGCTTCAATCGTGCTCGGCAAACCCGAGGATCAGGTCACCAAGCAAGATCGACAGTTAGCCAAATCAGTAAATTTTGGATTAATCTACGGCCAGTCAGCCCCGGGGTTAGTGAAATACGCTGCCACCTCCTACGGCGTTACAATGGATGAGGACGAGGCGACCCGAATCCGCCAGGCGTTCTTCCGCACCTACTCGCGACTTCGCCAATGGCACGGCACCAGCCACAATCAGGCAGAGTCAGGCATCACTGAAGTAAGGACACGCACCGGCCGCCGACGATTGATTCCAACCACCGCATCAGACTGGGAGCGCTTCACCGCGCTGGTCAACACGCCGGTTCAAGGCGGCACAGCCGATGGGATGAAGCGTGCTCTCATCTTGATTCACGAACGACTCCCCAAATCCGCCCGCATCGTCTCCACCGTGCATGATGAAGTGGTGGTCGAGTGCCACGAGGAATCCTCCGACGAGTGCCGGGAAATTATCACGACCGCAATGGTCGAAGCCATGGCCGCCCTCTTCCCAGAGGTTCCGGTCGAAGTTGAAGCGAACGTTTGCACCACCTGGGCCGATAAATGAACTCCGACGACTACACACGAAAGCAGAGGGCCCGGGATGCGGAATATCAGCGCGAATACAAAGCGTGGATCAAATCGCTACCCGCCGACGAACGCCGCAAGCTCGAAGCACAAGGACTCGCAGAACCTTGCGTTGCCCTGCACGGAAATGGATCGGCCAACGGTGACGCCGCCGAAAGCCCGCTCATGCGCCAGGGAGATGACCCCGCCCTCATGCCGGAACCGGAGCCGGAACCTAGCAACGAATCCTGCGACGCCGAATCGGTTCACAGTGCGATCCGCCGCGTGGTGGCTGAAATCCTCTGCCACAACAACGCCCGCCTCACCACCGAGTGCATCGCCTTGGTCAGCGGCCTGGCCTACACCGGCTCGTCGATGACCGAGATCGCCAAGCGCCACGGCATCTCCCGTGCGGCGGTTTCAAAACGATGCGTAGAGCTAACCGAACTGCTCGATCTTCCACCGTCCCGCGCCATGCGTTCGTTGACAGCCCGCAAGCGGTATCGTGACGCCCGAATCAAATCCACCAGATCCCATGAACAACTTTGACATCAACCAGATCACCAAATTCAAAATCACTCCGCTTGGCATTGAGCAATACAGTCAGCTCACCGTGGAGGAATGGAAAAACCTCGGTGCATACATTGGCAGTGCCGCCCGTTCCATGGCCTTCGTGATCGGAGACTGGATCATGTATGGCAATACTCTACTCGGCACTGTAGGCGAGGGGCAGGATTGCCCGCAATCGGACACCCTGAAGCTCGCAACAGAGTGCACCGGCATCGACATTAAAACTCTCGAATCCTATGCGCATGTTGCGAGGAAACTGCCGATGGAATGCCGCAGCGAACGGCTATCTTGGGAACACCACAAGGTCATCGCTAAGATACCGCACCACGAGCGCACTCAATGGATCGACCTCTGCCACGCCGAGCAGGACGTTGGCCGCCACGTCACGGTCCGCCGACTGCGCAAGTCCCTCAATCTCGGACGCCTCGCCACCGACAAGGATCTCGAACCTGACCGTTCCGACAATGGCATTGAGAACCACCTCCCCTTCGTGAACCGCCTCGTCGTCTGGTGGAAACGGATGCAGGCCGACCGCTTCCTTGCTGACGCCACACCTGAGCAACGCGAAACCCTGAAGCGCGACCTCGAACCAATCATCTCCATCTACAACCAACTCTAACCATATCACCACCACACTCATGCAAACCTTCTTCACCACAATCGGATTCCTCGGATGCACAGTGATTACGACCCTCGCGATCTTCAAAGTCATCGAAGCCGTCTGGTTCTTTCAGGAGTTCCGTAAAGAAACGACCAAAGCACTCGCCCGAATCGATGAACACCTCAACAACCTGAAGCCATGAATGACCACCTCAATGAATGCCAAGCCGCTGTTGATGCGGTCAAAGAACTCCTCGAAACCCATTTCCAAGAAGCGGAGGACTGCGCCGATGAAGACGGCAAGTTCAGCCTCGGTTTCAGGGTGAGCTTCGACCGTTCCCATTCACCGACCAAACTGAAGGTGACGTGCCGCGTCGCCAAGGTGACGACCGACGAAATCGAGTGCTCAATTGATGATCCCAATCAGCCGAAGCTCCTACTCTGATGGCCACCCGCGCCCGTCCAGTGTTCAGAGGTGCCAAGCCGCCAAGCAGGCTGGAGGCACGATTTGAACTGCTTTGGCAGGCGCAGGGTGGACCGGAATTGGAAAAAGAGTTCCGATTTGACTCAAAACGGCGGTGGAGGGCCGACTTCGCCCACCTCGAATCCAGAACCCTAATTGAGATCGAAGGTGGCATCTACATCAACGGCCGCCACAACCGACCAGCGGGATTTGCCGCCGATCTGGAAAAATACCTTGAGGCGAGCTTGGCTGGTTGGCGGGTGATCCGCCTCGGACCGAACGAGCTAACTGAGGCTCACATCGAGCGTCTCGTTTCTCTGGTGCGTCCTGGTTGACTCCCAACGCGGGGCATGACTCCGCTTTCCATCCTCGTCACCGGTTCCTCAGGATTCATCGGCACTCACGCCGTGCGGCACTTTCACGGGGCCGGGCACAAAGTCACCGCACTCGACTACCTGCCGCCGAAGGAGCCGCTTCCAGACGGTGTGAGGTTCGAACAATGTGACATCCGGGAGGGTATGTTCCCGAACCTCTGCTTCGATGTCGTGGTCCATCTGGCAGCACTTGCCGGTGTGCGGCCCTCCATCGACCGCCAGCTCGACTATGAGATCACCAACGTAATCGGCACAATCAGGCTGTTGGACTTCTGCCGCCGCATGCACGTCCCTACCTTCGTCTTCGCATCGTCCTCCAGCATCTATGGGCCGGATTCACCGCTGCCCTTCGCAGAGGACGGCCCAACCGACCCGTGCAGTCCATACGCGCTCACCAAACTCCATGGCGAACACTGGTGCCGTCTCTACTCCCGCCAACACGGCATCAAAGTGCGGGCACTGCGCTTCTTCTCCGTCTGGGGACCCGGCCAACGACCCGACCTCGCGCTTGAATCCTTCCAGCGGGCCATTGAGAAGGATCAGCCTGTGAAGGTTCTGGGAGACGGTAGCCAACGTCGTGACCTCACCCACGTGTCCGACGTGGTCCGCGCCATCGAGCTTGCCATCGGGTTCCAGGGAGGCGGATTCGAGGCCTTCAACGTGGGGACTGGCGTGAACCATTCCGTGATGGACATGATCGCCCACGCTTCCTCAAAAACGGGCAAAAAACCGGTCATTTTACACTCTGCTTTACACCCAGCCGACGTCCCTGAAACGCTAGCGGATACTCAGAAATCCCATATTCTACTAGGGTTCCAGCCGCTTCACCCGTTCCAAATCTAGCAGTTTGAGCGTGAAAAAAGTGTAAAGCTGAAAATGGCTCCTTTCATAGGATTTGGATGGGGGTGGGGAGACCCAAGGACTGAGACGGGGTCGTAAATAGATTTCCTCCTCATTATCAGTCACTTGTGGCGCTATCAACGATCGTTTCGCCACCATTCCTGCTAGATCTCAAGCAGTCCAGTGGGTTCTTGGCGCTCTTGACACCCATCGCCAGAGGTCCGGATTTTATGCCGTCGGCCCGCTTGACCGCGGCGAGGAGCAAGCAACTGCAAGCCACCTGCACGGCCTGTTCACGCCACAAAGTTCTCACAAATTCTCCTGAAGAACCAAAAACTTTAGTCTGGTCTGATCTCTTTCACGTAGGCTTGATACACTGGCCAATAGTCTCTTATAAAATCATTTCTCAAAAAACCTTTTTTGATCAAGGCGCGGTCCAGTCCCTCCTTGCCAAAAAAAGAACCATAAATCCCACCTAGATAGTTAAACTGCTCGCTAGGTGTCATTGAACAAAACAGCACTTTATCAAAGCCCCGACTACCAGAATCAAACAGACAATGAGCCTTCCAAAGTTCTTGTAATAATTTGACTAGTTGGTCTTGTGTATTGTCCATGAGTTCGTTACCCCGAAGGAGGTAGATAGCATTTGATTACATGATTGAATTCCGTATCAAAATCATTACGAAGTAAGCCTTTCTTGAATAAAGCAAAGGCTCGCTCACCTTTTCCGAAGAATGCACCATTGATCCAACCAAGCTTGCCACGCTGCGTTTCGAATGGCAGACCGAAGAAGCTACCATCCCTGATTCCGGGCAAGCAGTCTAGAATATCTTTGCCTAAATTGGGTCGAAACTCATCGCATTCCGCCGCTTGTATCAGCTCAATCACCATGCTTTGTATCTTTATCTGAATATCATTCATATGAATGCTTAGTTTGGAGAAAGACTATTAACAACTAGAGTATTCCAATCAATTCCTCCGCCATTGACCACATCATCTTCAATCCACACCTGCCTGCCGCCACCAATGTATTTACAGCCCATTTTCACTGCAGCCCTTGGGAATCACGGTATTTTGTGTAAAGATCTCGGAATCTTGTTTCAAAATCCTCAGGAAGAAGCCCCTCAATGAAAAGAGGTATCGCTCTTTCGCCTCTGCCAAAGAAAGCAATTTTAAGACAGAAAAGTGTATTATATTGAATATCTCTTGGCAATCTAAAGAAACGTCCATCTTGTATCTCATTCTTGAGTTCAATGAGGTCTTCAAAACTTCCCGGAGGGTTTTTCCGCTTTAGTTTAACATAATCAACCTGGGCTTGGATCAGTTCCAATACTATTTTCTGAATTTCTTTCTGTATTGCGTTCATTATGAGTTTATCCGGGTGGCAAGACATTAACAACAGCATTCGCCCAATCTATTCCAGAGTCATTAACAACATCATCTTCGATCCATACTTGCCTACCGCTTCCTACCCACTTCCCGTCCATTTTGGCTGCAACGCCAGTGAAGATGTAGCTTCCTGTAGGAATTTCGATCTCAATCCAGCTATCATAATTTGGCTGGAAAGAATTATACTTTAATGAACCGAGTGCATAATCAGCTTCCGCCTGCGCCTTGCTAATTGGAGCCTCAAGGAGCAGGAAATTACTCTCTTTACGCCCTGTTAAACCATCAAAGATGCGATATGCTTTTGTTGGTTCTTTAGTTTTATAGCAAATGACAGCCTGATTTGAGAAGGTTGATAACAGTTCATATCCACCTCTATTTCCAGGTCCGTGGGCGCTCATCTGCTGGTTGGTTGCGAGCTTACGCATCTTTTCAACGGCAACCGAATCCGTATGATCGGCAAATAGATTCACAACTTCCAAGTTTCGGGTGATTTCATTATCATCAACATGATTGTTAATCTTTTGCACCGGAAAGTCCGGAAACTTCTTGCACAACCTGTCGATTCCCTCAATGAGTGTTCCGTCGATCTTATTGATAAACTTGAACGCCCTGGCGGTGGAACTCGGGACTAGAGGAATGAATCCCACCATCGCCATGTAGTCGCCCTGGCGCACGTTGTTGATGGTGATGGCGTAGTCCACATACTCGTTGGTGATGCTGACGGCGATCTCGCCGCCTACCGAAAGAGTCGTTTCGACATGCTTCGCGCATTTTGCGATGTTTTCCACGCAGTGCTTCTTATGAAGAAGGAGACCGTCAATCCCGGTGCCTCCACCGGTCTTTTCCGCAAGCCACTCTTTATATTCCTCCTGCTGATAGACCCATGCCATCAGAAGTCCCGCAAGCTGCATCTCGTTGCGAATCTGATCCGATGAGAAGAATTTCGTTTCCTCCTTGTCGAGATTCAGGCAGCGCGATGTCTTGCTGCGCTTGCTGAAATAGGGAATACCCGAATAATCAACTTCCGTGTCTTCGATGTCGACAATTGATCCCAGCCAGACATCGGATCGGGCATAAACATAGAGCTCTTGCTGTCCAGACAACTTGTCTTGACCAGTGTATTTACCAAGCAACCATTCGTTGACATTCTGATCGAGTAGATTGACCCAGCTTGCGATCGCTGACTTCTCGTAAGTCAGTCCTTTGCTACGGAGATAGAGGAGGATGTTGTTACCTCCCGTGAGCTCGTCGCTATCGGCGTAGTCGTCGATGATGTAGCCGTATTGGTATCGCAGGTCACTGTTCTCGAAACCGAGAGTTTCTATTTCCAGTTTTCCGGCGATTGCGGCGCCGGGATCTCCGAAGGCGATGCCGTTGAGAGTTCCGGGCTCGGAGGCGGCGGTTGCGGTCAGGACTTCGCCGTCAATGCTGACGAGCGCGTCGTTGCCAGTGCCGGAGAAGTTGAACTGCAGGGTGTGAAATTTCCCGTCGATGAGTCCAGAGGGGAACGTCGCCGAAGGAAGTGCGATGGTAGTTCCCTGAACCTTGACTTGCGCGGGGGCCACTTGGCAGGTCCATGTCCGGGTGCCGTCACCGGCGGCGAGTTGAAATGCGCCGTCAGCACCGTTGGCCGCATCGTGCGTGAGCAGTTTGAAACGCAATGAAACCGCTCGTGCGCCGCTCAGGTTCCATGGTGCGGTGGCGGAGGTGCTTGCGTAGTAGGCGGTGTCCTCCGCCGTGGTGTCGAGCTTGATGATGCCCGAGGCGCTGACCGCCCGCGCCGGATCGATTACTGTGTTGACGACGGTCCATGGCGTGGGATTGGATTGGAGGTGATCCGGCAACGACGAGCCGCGCATGGTCCATGAGTTCGGCTGCGGGGGTCCGGTACCGGGATCAACGTAGGGCTGGTGGGTCTTGGGGACGAAGTCCTCGAAGCCGTTGTGGAATTGGTAGGTTCCGGCTATTTCGAGAGCCAAGGCGTTCTTTGCTGAGGCTGGAAGATCGCCATCGGTCTGAACGCGATCAAGCTCTTCGGCAAGGGCGGCACCATGGGTTCCATCGGCATCGAATGTCTGGCTGCGTTGTTCGCGACCCTGCGCCAGATAAAATTGATCGAAGGCTTGAAAGGTGCGCCCCGGCGGCCCGCGTACGAGGAAGGAGCGTTTTAGCGGTGAGTTATCGAACATGTCGTTCAAATCCGTCATGCCCACCACTTGGCAGCCGCTGGTGGCGAGCGCGTCGCCAAGGGCGGAAAGGTCGGCGTTGGCAGCGACGGGATACCAGATGTCGCCTATGCGCCCGGTGACTCCATCGAGCACGGTGTCCTTCTTGCGGTTGGCGGAAAACACGCGCACACCCGCCTTGTCGGGCGCGGGGAAACGGAAGCTGTCATGGCGTCCGGCGTGGTTGAAGAGTTCCGAATCGCCGAAGCTGAACGCGAGTCCGTTGTAGCCTTCCTCGCATTCGATGTCCTCCACATCGAAGGAAACGACAGCGTTTTTCCCCTCTTCGGGAAGGGCTTGCCAAGCGTTCTTATAGGGAGTCAACAGTTTCGCCTGCACATCCTCCAGCGTTTCATCTCCGCGATAGGTGGTGAACGCGGCCTTGATGACCGGATCACCTCCCATCCGGCGGGCCTTGAACGAAAGGACCGGATTCAAGTTGGTCGTCTCCACAACCTCCGCAGGATCGGGCGAAATCAGTTCGATGCCGGACAGGGGAAGTTCGAGGACGGAAGCCGCGACGCCCGGATAGGAAGTCTCGATAGTTAGATCGTCCTCCAGTTCCGAGACGAACAGAGGTTTGTCCGTTGGAATGGCGTCGATTTGCGCGGGAGTGGCGGTTTCTGGCTTGAGGACAGCAAGAAACGGATTGGTTCGATACCACCATTCACCAAACGGACCTGGCCAAATGGATTCGAAACCCGGCTGCGAGGATTTAGCACCCACATTTAAAGTGACTTCGGTCGAGTCTTCACCGGGAGCGGCGAAAATGACCGGATAGATTGGTCTTTTAGGAACCCTAAGAGGTTCTCCAATGATCGAATATCCACTTCCTTCGTCGCCTTCAATGACGAGGGTCTCGTATCCTCGGGCTCCAAGTGCGTTTTCGATGGCGACGGTGATTTCGTTTCGGCCAGGATAGAGTTTGTAGGTATGCCCTTGCAGTCGGTAAACCCCGGGCTTGTCCCCGGCAACCAAGTCCGCGCTGCGACTGTTGACCCATGCTCGCGGAGTCGTGGACTCCAAAACGTCGGCCAGCGGATCGTATACCTTCGCTGAAAGAGTGATCTGACTGCCAGAGATGCTTTTCTGGTAGATTTCAACACCCGGCATTGGCACTTCGCGAGGCACGGCGGATACGCTCTCGAATCGATAGTAGGTGTCGCTTCCATCATCAGCGATGACAGGCATTCTCTTCTGCAAACCTGCCGATACGCCTTGGATGAATACTTGGGTCCTCCCACCCTTGGTGAAGTCCATGGTTGCCAGCTTCCATGGGTCTTGCACCCGGTAAGAGGCGAACCGGGACATGTCCACATTGTTCCAGCCGCCGACTGCCTCGCCACCCTCGCAGCGGAGTTCCACGAGTCCTTGTCCCGCGTCAGGCCACTCTCCTGTCTGGTAGTCCCGGTCCCATCGCATGACCAGGAAGTGGAAGCTGCGTGAGTAGCCGGTGGGTGGCGCGGTGTACTCGTATTGGCCGGGGGCCTGCGGGTTGAACCGCACCCAGCGCCAACGCATCGCCTTCATCCTGCGGTCGCCGCACCTTCCAGTATTTTGCTCCGGCCATGAAAGCCAATCAAAGAGGGGGGACTTATTGGATTTGTAATCTTCACGTATCCATTCAGCGATCGATGCGTCGAGCGCTGCTGGGTCAAGATCGCCGGGCGGCGCGGCTCTCTGCCATCCGTTTTGATCCTCCTCCCAAGTCCGAGATTTAAAACGGCTCCAGAGTTCCTGGACAGTGATGGGATTGGAAAGCTCGGTTCGTATCGTTTCAACCGCTGTTTCGGTGCCGCTGCGCACAACATTATCATCCTTTTTGATCGTCCATGGTCGCGTGGTGGTTGTGGTGGTGGTCGTGACTGTCGCCGTCGGCGGTGTTGGCGTTTCCGTAGTTTGCGTCGTTCCCCATTCAATTGACTCTCCCTGCCCCAAAACAATTCCATGGTTGCTCTGCCAAGCAATTCGTCTGACTCCTTCCACCTTCTGCGGCTGGGCCTCCAGCTCCCCTGTTTCGTTTTGGCAGGTGTCAGTGACACTATAAACCGCATCATCAACCGCTTGGTATCTTGGCGAATCCGTGATTGAGTAAGTTTCGGAATAGACTTTGGTCAGGTATCGTTGGCTTTCATCAACCCCGGTCAATGCCCTGTGCCAGGGCAACGCCTCCAGAGTATTGTACTCTGACAGCGTCTCGATCATGATTGAATAAATCTCGTTGTCGGGAATGCCGTCTCCATTGCCGTCCTGCGTATCAGCGAATGGATCGTTGCCAGCCAACAATGCATCTGCGTCGCTGATTCCATCGTTGTTCGTGTCCGAGAAATAAGGACTGCTTCCAATTTGCCGCTCCTCGGCATCTGTCAATCCGTCGCTGTCCGTGTCCGTGTCCGTGACCGCGACGCGCCAGAAGCATTTCTCGGACTGACTGATGGGAAAACCGTAGGTGACCCCGCCGCCGGATGCGATGAAGGGATCACCCACCGGCAGCCAGCTTTCCGGTGTGAGATCGGGCGAGTAAAAGAGCGTGTATTGCTTTCCGGCCTGGGTCGGCCAGGTGACGGTGACGGCTTCCGGGCTGATTAGATAGACCTCGCTGTTTTCGTCCGGTTCGCTCCACACCGGGAGGACGTGACCAGTGACAGGCTGGATCATGCCGTCGGGGGGATTCGGCGCGAAAGGATTTGTGCCTGCGGCGGCTTCATGCGCGTTGGTCCAGCCGTCGGAATCGTAGTCGGCCTGGGGATCGAAGTTTTGGAGAAACAATTCTCCCGCGTTGTATTTTCGTTCCCATAGATCACTGACGCCGTTGCTGTTGGTATCAAGGATCGCGAAGGCAGCGGGTGTCAGCAGCCAGCACGAAAGAGCAAGAAGCGTGCGCTTCACTTGGACTCTCCTTTCTCATTGGCGGCGGGTTTCTCCGTGCGCCAGAAGTTGAGGGTGATGTCCTTGGGCTGGGGTGGATTGGCCTTGAGGTATTCCTCGCGCTCGATGCGGGCGCGTTCACGACCTTCGTAAGCAGTTCTCAGCTGCGCCAGTTCGCTGTTGTAGAGGTCATGAAGGGACTGGATGACGACAAGTTCCTCGGCGGTAGGGTTGGCGTCGCCGGTGATTTGGAAGGTGGCCTTGCCCTCGGGGAAATCGGGAAGGTCCGGGGCGTCGTATTCCCGGCCTTTGGCGGCGTAGAGTTCGGCCATGCGGTCGATGTCCACATTACCCCAGCCCATCAGCGTGTGATGGGTGTCACCGGCGGTGTCGGCGAAGGAATTGATACCCCCGGCGATCAGGGCGAAGTCGGCGGAAGACCAGAAAGTGATCGTTCCCTTGCCGCCCATCGGCCACCAGCGGACAAGCGTGCGCGGCGGGCTGTCTTTGGAGCGGAAAACAGTGGCACCGAGAAACAACAGCTCGTTCTTGGGATGGGTTTCGCGGTATTCGGCGAGGCGCACGCTGAATTCAGCATCCTGTTCGACGGTAGTGGGTTCCGCTGGCGGCGGAGGAGGTGGCAGGTCGATGGGCTTGATTTCCCGGATCGTGATCGTGCGTCCGCCCTGCTCGTGGGTGGTGGTGGAGAGAACGTCCCGCGCGGCAACATGAAATTCGGGTTTCGGCGGTGCGGGAGGTGGTGGCGTGCCGTCTGGTATTTCACCGAGGATGCGGGCGGTGGTGGGCTCGGTAGCGGGTGCCGTGGTGAGGTCTCCAGATTTTTCGACATCTGCAACCTGCGAACGGACAACGACCGCAGTGGTCAGCGATGCCATGAACACGAGTGGGAATGTTTTCATTGGAACTGCCTCCTCATATCCTCTGTCGCAGCACTAGGTCAACTGACCAAATCGGCATTCGCTTGATCGAACCAAGCAACGACTGGCGGTTTCGGTTCAAACGATAAAGGATGCGCGAAAATTGCGAAAACATGCGAAGTCCGTCAACTTACAGGTACCAGCTCATGTCTGATAATGTAAGATGACTCAGCCCAACCACATCTCCAAATCCGCCATCGCTGCCCTGACGTTTCCTGCTGCTCCGGCCGCAATCATACGGGTGGTGGCAATAGGGACAGCCCACCGTCTCGCGAGGAAGGCCGCGAGAACCTCGTTTTCCGGTGGGTGGAGACGGACTGATTGGAACCGGGTTTGGAATCGTTCGGTTAGACTGCCGAGGTCGAGGTTCGTCGTGCCGAGGAACGCATGGCCGGGTTTCATCCGGTCGAGGTAGGTGAGCAGCATGTCCTGCGCATCCTTCGAGCAGCGATCTAACTCATTGACGACTTTGACTGACCACGATCCGAAGAGCGATCCATAGGCGAGCGAGCGTGTCCATTCGCGGGCGAGTTCGAGTCCAACTTCCTTGCCGTTCACATCATCGATGGCGACAGGGTGGTCAGCGAGTGTGCGGGCGACCATGTTCACCAAACTCGTCTTGCCGATGCCGGGAGCGCCGGAAATCAGGAGCTTGAGCGGTTGGTCGGGGTTCGTCCGCAGTCGCTCGGCCTTTCGCAAAAGCACTTCAGCCACTTTGCCCGCCTGCCCTATGAAATCCGCAGGACAGGACGGAACGAAGCAGGTGGGCACAACCGGTGGCTTACGCGGCATCACTCGCCGCCTTTCCTGCACGGGTGGAGAGGATCAGATCGGCGATGGCCTGCGCTCCTTTTCGATAGAGCACCACGGCTAACAACTCGCCATCGACATACACGGCCCAATGGCGGGTGCGGTATCCGTCCGGCTTGTGATAGGGTTTGACCTCGATCATGCTGACCATCCCTCCCTTCTGGCACGTGCGTTCAATTCGCGGACGTTGAGGCCGTATTTCTCTGCGGTCTTGCGCGGATCCCCGTAGCGGCGGAAGTGGCGTTTCACCAAATTCCAGTCAGGCTCCGGTGGCGTATCCGGTAGAATGGAGAGCGGGTCGAAGCGTGTGGGACGCTCTGGTTGATCCGGCGTGTGTTCCAACGCGGCGAGGCGGCGGAGGATCGGTTTCAATCGTTCCATCACAAGTGCCTCCACATCAGCGGGCACAGGCGTTTGAATCGGCGCTCCACCGGCGAGTTCGGCAATCCTGGCGTCCACGATCTCGCGGATCAGATCCACGGGGATTTCGGTGATGGAATACACGACCCCGCTCAGGCTTTCGAGGCCGAGCAGTTTCTTCATTTCCCGGCGTGCATCGCGGGGGCTGTCCGCTTGGAGACGATCATCAAAGACAATCTCGGTTCCACGGCTGGCTATCAGTTTGTAGGTGCGTTTCATGGTTTTGCTTGGTGTTGAATGGTTAGGGTTGCGAGAACGGCTTCCACATCGGCGAGGCGGAATCTCACGGCTTTGCCGAGTTTGATGTAGGGAATGAGTCCACTCATGCGCCACGAGTAGAGCTGACGGCGGCAGATCCGCAGGTAATCCGCCAGTTCCTGCTCGGTGTAGAGGTGCTGGTGATCCTCGCGGGGAGAGCCGACGAGCATCGGCGAGAATTGGATGGTGGCTTTCATGGCTGTTCTGCGTTGAAGCATTCTTCCGCCCATTCGCGGGCGGCCTGGGTGATGGTGGTGACGAACTTCGCTTGGTCGGCCGCCAGCGGGTTTCCGCCAAGTAAGTCATGGAAGCTGTTGAGTGCCGACACCACGGCGGCCTCCAGCAGGATTTCCGGGTCGTCGAGTTCAAGCGCCGTTTCCCAGTAGCCGATGCGCTCGCGCAGCACCGGGAACTTGTGGGCGTCTGGCAGCGGCATGTTCCGCAACGGGCCGTTCTGGAAGCTCTTGCGTCCGATCGTCGCGATTGCGGGGATGAAGTCCCGTCCCTTGGCGCTCGCCCACAGCAAGGCATGGGCGTCGATTTCAAGGTCGGGCTGGAATGTGCGATTCACGGGGTCGCCGATCTGCACATGGTATCTGGTAGTCATGTTCATGGTTTGCATTTGTTGGTTCATGGTTTCGTTGGAGAGGGCACATGCGGTTGGCTCAGGTATCCGAGTTGCCGCAGGTGTCCGGGAGATCGAGAAAAGGCTGGTGGTGCGTTGAGCGGCAGGGAGCCGGTTCTTTCAGGCCATAGGTGAAGCCGAGGTTGCTCACCTTCATGCCCCGCCATTCGCGCCAGTCGCCGAAGAGTTCGGTGAAGTCGCGGTCGAAGAACACCCAGCGGCCGGGGAGACGGTTGAGCACATCCATACCGCAGAGATCGACCACGGACGCGGCAACTCGGGTGTCGGATAGAAGTCCGTCGGGCTGTCGATTCCGTGGCATCCGGCGCAATAACTCGCGCCACTGGCTCCACGTTCCGTTGTGGAACAGCACGGCGCGGGCATGACCGGACAAGCGGGTGGTCGCTTTGCTAGAAACTGGAAAAGGGTGGCACAGCTTCGGCGTCACCTCACCCACGCTCGCCCACCGGAAGTGGATCACAATTTCGCCGGGAAGTTCGGCGATCAGAATTTCAAGATCATCAGGTTCGAGTCCCTTGAACCAGCGCACCACTCCATCTTCGCGCCACGCCACACCGGCCCCGTGGGGATTGGCTTCGTGGCAGGCATCAAGGGTGGCGCGATCAGGGCGCACGTTCTCAGGGCATACTAGGATTACACACATGGCTTTCGGGGGTGGGTTAGAGGTTGGCGTAGGGAAAACGGGAATCGAAGCGGCGGCACATCCGGTCGGCTATCTTCCGGTAGTGCTTGAATTCCGAGTGCAGGGGGCCGACCAGACCCAGGGCGACATCGCGCTTTGATCCGGTCCATCCGAGGTAATCCCAGAGGAAGCGGACTGCGTCCTTCGCGGTGGCCGTGCGTTTCGCCTGCGACTTGTTTTTACCGAAAGCACCGAGGCATTCGATTTCGGCAGCGCGGCGGCAAAGCCCTAACACCGTGGCAAGGTGGTGCAGTAATTTGTGGCGGTTGAGTGTGCCGGCGAAGACCCGAAATTCGATCACTCCATGGGAGAAGAGTTTTTGGAAGTTGATCATCCCGCGTCCACATTGACGGGCGGCATCGCTCTTGCGTTGAGGATTGCTGTTGCGCTCCATCTGGCGGACCAGAGTTCCAACGTCCTCGCCGAGAGTGTGGCTGTATCGGTTCAGGTGGCGTCCTGTCCCCGTTTGACCGTAGAGGCTCATGGCGTGCCAGCGGGTGATGTGGGCGAGCTTGCGAGCGTATTCGCTCATCGCTTGTGGATCGTTGGTGCCGATGATGGATTCGACGCCCACGGTGATATGGCATCCGCACGAGCCGTTCACGTTCGCCCCGATGGCGTTCACCCATTCCAAGAATTGAATGAGATGTTCGACGCCCTCGCCGCCTTTGAGGATGGGTGAAACAAATTCACATGCCATGCGGCCAGGGCGGATGCGGATGGAACCGTCACGCTCGGCTTTCCAATAGTTGCCGTTGAAGGTGGGAGCATTGACGCTCTGGCGCGATTCAGTGGCAATGCCCTCAACCACGGAAGTGCCGACGTGGTAGGCACCGACTCCGATGTCGGACGTGTTTGGAATGGTGGTTTCGAGTTCGACGCCGAAGGTGATGGATTCGGCTTTGGGATCTTGTGCTTTCATTGGTGGATCTGGTTGGAATCTGAGGCCGGTGAGGGCAGAGGTGCCCGCGTTCCGACATCCTCCTTCCTGCCAGCCATCCGCGTCGTTTGTCGCGCACCATCCGCACGCCAATTCGCACCATTTTTGTCGGCCATTTATTACCGTTAGATGCTGTTGGCATGCGGATTGAACGGGGCAATGATTGACAGGTCTCTGGGTAATCCGCTGGATTCCTCACCACATGCCGAAGCTCACCCCGGATCAAATGGCGGCGGCCATCAGCAGGCAAATGAAGTTGGCCACCAGCGAGGCGCTCAATGCCCGGTGCGATGAACTTGCCCTGCTTCAGAAGGTCATGTTCATGGAGCTCGTGAGTTTTGTGAGAGATGGGGCCACCGACGACCAGATCACCGAGCTGATCGGGTTCCTTTCCGTGATGCAGTATCTGGCCGAGGGCATTTCCAAAGGGGTAGACAGACCCGTCAAGATGCCAGAGTTTCGCGAGTCGGTTAAGCGGGCGATCTTCTGGTTCAAAACATTCGACTCAGACGATCCGGCCGATCAGAAACAAATGATGGGTAGCTGGCTGGAATCGATGGAGCAGCAAGGCGAACCGGTTATCTGGGCATGGGTGACCAATATGCTCAAGAAACATGACATCCTCACATGCTCACTTGCCGAGGGGATGGTTGTCACCATCTACGCGGTTGCCGACGTGTTCAGCAGGAGGTTTGCGAAAGTGCAATGAGGCGTGGACAAATTCACATGTCCCATGCCTCGCGAAACCCGATGAACTTCGGGAATCTCGGTGCATCCTTGGCACCGCTCGGCTGGTGGCTAAACTTCACCACCCGTCCTATCAGGGAGTCGCGGTCCATCCAGAGCGTGACCCGGTCGATTCCACCGACGATGTGATTGTAGCCAAGCCGAAATTCCACGCCGGTGGATAGGTGCCGGACAATGAAGCCGCCGAGTTCGCCCCGGCCAACCATCCCAGCTTGGGCGAGGCTGCGTTTCGTGCGTCCAAAGGCATCCAGTTCGGCGGCGTTCTGGTTGGTCATGCCCTCGTAGGGTTCAAGCACCACGGCCTCCGCGTCCTCAAAGCGTTTGATCTTGAGAAGCCACGCTTCGCGCTCGGTGGACCGTCCGCACTTGTAGGGTGAGTGGGTGGAGCGAACCATCACGCCCTCGTATCCCGCAGCGATGCATTCTTCCTCGTAGGTGGCCAGTTCGGCGGCATTTCGAATGATTACTGGCAGCACCTTCACCACTTGGTCATGATCCGGCAGCGCGGCCAGGCGCTTCATCCGTTCGGCATAGGGCGTGGCGGTGGATTCATCCACGTAATCGAAGACGTGGAAGACAAAGTCCGGCTGGCCATCCCGGCGACCGATCGCGCTCGTGGTTTCCGAGAACGTACCGTCGCGCAGCATGAGTTCGCCGTCCACGCCGTCGGGCAAGTTGGCTTCGATCCACTCACGGGCGAAGCGATTGGAGATTGGCTTGAACGAGCGGCTGAGTGCTTTGCCACCGATCTTGAGACAGCGGATGCCGTCGAGTTTCGGCGTGGCGAGCACGGGGAATGGGAGGAGGTGTGGGTTCTCGCACTTGGAGGCGAGCATCGGCTTTGATATGGCATTCATTGTTCTGTGGGTCGGAGGGTTGAGCGTTCCGACATCCTCCTTCCTGCCAGTCAATTTCGTCGTTTGTCGCGTGCCATCCGCACGCCGGTTCGCACCATTTTTGTTGGCTATTTCCCGTAGGTTCGTGCCGTTGGCATACGAATTGAACAGGCTGAAAACCGGCCATGAAATGACCGCAAAATCAGCACCCTCTGGAATGCCGCGTTATCAGCCGTAGGAACACACGACCCCCGCACAAGGGATGGCAATATGGTCGGCCCTCACATCCACCATCCGCATTTGTTAGTTTGCCGTTAGGCGCGGAAAATCTCCGTTGGCATACGGATTGGACAAGCGGCGTCAGTATTCTTCAGGAAGCAAAATTGTCGTCATGCTCCGGTCGTGTTCGGTGATGATATAAAGCCGGTCGCCGCCCTCGGTGCGGTAACAACTCAGCAGGCGAGTGCCGTCATTGAGCGAGTGCTCGTTCGCCTGCTTGTCCTCGGAGCAGAGTTCCTCGCCCCAATCACCGCAATGATGACGGCGGAGGAATTTTGAAAGGTCCACGTTCAGCGCAAGTGCGCCGGGGGTGGCGTAGATTTTCCCAAGCGGGAATCGGGGTTGCATCAGTTGGTATGGCATTGGATCTTGGGGTTGGTGGTTTATCAGGAATCAATCAGGTTGTCGAACAGGCCGGGGATGAAGGGATTGAGAGCTTCCTGTTCAGCTTTGAAGAACTCGGCCTTGGTCTTGCCCGCAGCACGACCCTGCGGCGTGTGGCAGTCGTAGGCGTAATCGGGAATGGGGATGTATTCGCCAGCCGCTTCGAGTTCGTCGGTGAGGGTTTCCGGGTCCAACCCGGCCTGCTGGTCATAGACGAAGTTTTGCAGGTGGTCAGGATCGCGGCTCTTCTTGGCGAGACTCAGCAAGATCACCGCCTTGGAGACGAAGATACGGCCCTTTGGCGTCTTCGATGGCGTGTTTCGATTGATCTCAGTGTAGCTGTCGTGCAGCGCCTTGACTTCCGCCGTGAGGATTCCCCAGCAGTCCTCCGCGCTCACGGTGAGCAGACGCCTCCAGACATATTGCCCGAATCCGCTGGCCCAAAGTTCGAGCGCCCAATATCCGGCCAGCTTTGCGTCACCGCGCCGGATCGCCTTCTGCATCGCGCTGGACACTCCAGGGAAGGAGTAACCGCGCTTGGTGTGTAAGTGATAACTCATCGTCTGTTAGCTTGCCAGTGTTGCACACGACGTGGAAGCAGTTTGGGCCACCATTTATCGCAGCTTCACCGATTGGCGACGGGGTGCGTCCATCGAAACTCGATCTTGGCTCTTGTAGGACTCCAGACGGATGTGCGCCTTCCACTTACGCTTGATGTATCGCTTCTCCGTGGCGATGCGCTCCTCACTGCGGAACAAGCTGTTGCCCCCGAGGTTCTTGTCGCGTTCCTGGACAAAGCAGAACCTCGCTTCGTTCCACACGAGCCGGTTGTCCATGAGTTCCTGCAACGTGGCGTCGATGTCGCACTTGCATTTGAGAAGTTCGTCCCACTTCGGCACGCCGCCCTTTTCATCGCGCACCACACCCACCGCGCCGCCGACCCAGTGGTTCACACCGAATGGATCATTTCGCTGCAATAGCCGCGGATCGCTTCGCTGGTGCCAGCCGAACAACCGAGCCCCTGCCCCACGCGCACACCACGCCGAGTTTTCGAGCATGGCGATGGTTTCGGCGATGGAGAGTTTCCGGCACCGAAGGGACACCATGCACACGCACGCGGAAATATCGTCGTCGAGCATGACGATGGCGTCGTCCTTGAAATGTTTCAGCACCCAGTTCCGCACGGCGCTGATGCCGGCGATCTCGTCGGGGATGGTTTCGATTTCCAGCCCGGTGTGCCGGTAATGCTCAGCCTCGCTTGCGGGAACGAGCAGCGTCGCCGTCGGGAACAGCTTGTGGCTGGTGATCGAGCGGCTTCGGCTCCGTGACAGGATCACCAAGCGAAGTTTCAACGGGCGGAATTCCGGCCATGCTGGCGCGGCGGCAGAGTTCGATAAGTCGTTTTCCATGGAGCACACGGCCAATGCCGATTTTTTTGGTTCTGCGGTTGATCGAGTAGTCAACCTCATGCACCCCCATGAGTTGAAGCACCTGCATCCAATCCCGCAGGTCGTGGAACATGAACACAAGGTAGTCGTGAGTCTCGAACGCCTGGCATTCCATCCGGGGGATCGTTTCGAGTTCGTCCTCGGGATTTCCAGCGTCGTCCATCAGCTTTCGGATCTCGTCCTCCATGAAGCCTGTCAGCTCGATGTCGAAGTCGGGATCGGCATCGGCGATGGATTTGAGCACTCGGCGCAGATCGTCTTCGTCGAGTTCAGCAAGTTCCGACAGCCGGTTGTCGGCCAACAGGTCGGCGAGTTCTTCGGCTTCGCTGGCATAGTCCTGCTCGTCCACAGGGATCGTTTCGCAGCCAATCAGAAGCGCTGCCTCCAGCCGTCCATGTCCTCTCACAATCAGCCCAGAGCGTTTCGAGACGGTGACGGGATTGCGCCAGCCTTGTTCCTGGATGATCGACGCGAGAAGCTGGATCTGGTGGGCGCTGTGCCGGTTTGGATTGACCGGGTTGGGTTTCAGCGTGTTCGGATCAACGAGGGCGGTGTGGGCGCAATGCACGGGGATGCTCATGACCCGGTGCCGGGAGTCAACCTTGACACCAATCGCTACTTTTTCGGGCTGCTAAAGAGGCCAGAGACAAATCCAATAGCCGCAGCTAGAAATTTGGTGGCATCGTGAACATCCTGGTCTTCATTCAGCTTTTCTAATTTCGCTTTGATATTCACACGCTGCCATTTCACAGCAGATCGCCAATAATCAGACCCCTCACATTATGAGATAATGATCTTCATTGCAGCATCGAGTGGAACTCCCCCAGTTGGAGATTCGTATTGGCCGCCTTCGGAAAATTCCTGATACCGCAAATAGAAATTTTCACTCACCGATCCAGCAGCACCGATGTAGTCGGTTTTGGAAGTCAGGATTTCAAAACAACTGACCTGCTTTCCCCCAGGAAGACTCATGAGTTCTTCCAAAATCTCTTCGGTGCTGGGATTCTCAATGCAGTTTACTACACGCTCAGACCCATGTGGCCCAACGTAGGTGTTAAGTTGCTGACGCTTTTTCGCTGCCATATGGTCGTAGTGATTTGGATACCACTGTGGATAAATTCGAGCAAGACGGTATTTTTGTGAGGGCCGACATGGTTGACGAGTCCGCAACCTGCGGATGGAAGCCGTTTCCCCTGACATCGCCAAAAAGCTGCTTTCGCGGGACTTCGCCAATCTGGTCGGTCGCGTCCAGAAGGGTGGCAAACTCACCCGTGTCGAACGGGCGATGCTGCAATCCATGGCCACCGGCACCGGAGCGGCACCCACTACCGCCGCCAACTACGTCGAGCTGGCCAACATTCTCGGAATCACCCGCCAGTCGGCCCACGCGTGGAAAAAGCGCAAGGACGCACCAAAGCCAGCATCGAATGGTTTGCATGACGTGGCTGCATGGCGGGAGTTCATGCGTCGCAATGATTTGAAGGGGGGCGAACCACTCACCCAGGACGCCGCCGACATTGAGACCTCACTCAAAGCCCGCAAGCTGCTCGCCGAAGTTGAGGAACGGGAACTGCGGTTAGGGATCAAACGAGGTGACTTCGTGGCGGTCGAGGAAGTCAGGCAGGCATGGACTGAGTTCGTGGCGCAGGCAACGTCGATGCTTCGCAAGAAGTTCGAGCAGGAATTGCCGCCGATTCTCTCGGGCCTCGACGCCACCGGCATTCAGGAAGAAGCCCGCCGCGCCATCGACGAGGTGTTGACGATTCTCCACGAGGGCGAATGAAGACCATCGAACCTGCACGCAAGAAGCTCGAACGGATCTGGCGGAATGCTTGGCGTCCCCCGGATCGTCGTCCCCCGTGGGCGTGGTGCGAGGAACACATCACCTCGATCCCCTACTCTCCCATTCCCGGCCGGTTCCGCTCGGCCAACTCGCCATGGATGCGCGAGCCGATGGAAGCATTGGTCGATCCGAAGATCCGCATCGTGAGCATCATCGCCGCGATCCAAAGCGGCAAAACCAGCGTGGGTGAACTCGGCCTCGCCCACATCATCGCCAACCATCCAGGCCCCACGCTCTGGCTCGATCAGACCGACGACGACGCGAAAGACCAAAGCGAAAGCCGACTCCAGAAACTCTTCGATGAATGTGAGCCTGTGAAGGCACTCTATCCGGCCAATCGTCACAAGAAACGCAACAACACAATCCACTTCGCCAACGGCATGACGCTCTGGGTGCTAGGTGCAAACAACAAGACGAACCTCCAGCGGCGCTCGATTCGTTGGTTAGTCTGCGATGAGACATGGCGCTACAAAAATGGTCACATGGCGGAAGCGGAAGCCCGTGTCACCGCGTTCGGTTGGCTTGGCAAGTGCCTGTTCATGAGCCAAGGCGGCGAGGAGGATGACGACACCCACAGGAAGTTTGAAACCACCAACATGCGTGAGTGGACGTTCGCCTGTCCCCACTGCCACCACCGCCAACCCTTCAAGTGGGACCAGGTGGAATGGAGCAAGGACGCCCGCGATGAATCCGGTCAGTGGGATTTCCAGAAAGTCAGGGACACCACTACGATGCATTGCGTCTCGTGCAACCACTACTTCAATGACAGCGACCGAACCCGCCGTGAACTCAGCCTCACCGGTTGCTACATCACCACCAACCCAAACGCCCCAAAGGAAAACGTGGGTTTCCACTGGAATGCCCTCTGCGCCATGAGCTGGGGACGCTTGGCCGAGCTGTATCTCCGCGCAAAAACCGCCGCCCGCAAAGGAGACGTGAGCTTGATCCAACAGTTCTACCAGAAGCGACTGGCGCTGGCGTGGCGGGAATACCTCGAAGACTACCGCTTGGAGATCATCCCCGGCGGCTATCTCAAAGGCGAAATCTGGGACGGCGAGGCAGGCGTGGATGCCCAAGGGCGCTTGGTTCCGGCTGGCGAACCGTGTGCCTGTCCACTGCGGATCCTCACGGTGGACTGCCAGATGGACCACCTTTGGCTGGTCGTGCGCGCATGGGCCGAGGACGGATCGAGCCGATTGATCTGGGACGAGCGGATACTCACTTTCACCGACGTGGAGAGCGTGCAGGAGCGCTTTGGCATTCACCCGAACCTGGTGTTCATCGACGCCGGATACGCCACCTACGACGTCTATCGTGAATGCGCGGCCCACGGATGGACAGCACTCTTGGGCGACAAGCGCGCCACCTTCACGCACAAGGTGAAAGGCCGAAAATCCGTCGAGCGGTTCTATTCGCCGCGAAGGAAGGTGGTGCTCGGCCGCGGCCAATCGTGCTCGGTGTTCTACTGGTCCAACCTCAACATCAAGGACACACTCGCCCGCCTTCGGCGAAACCAAAACCCCGAGAACGGGCCGGTGTGGGAGGTGCCTGACGATATCGACGAGGAATATCTCGCCCAAATGGAAAGCGAGCACCGGATCAAGAAAGGCGGCAAGTGGATTTGGGAGCGTATCGGGTCTCGCGCCAACCACCTCTTCGATAACGAGGCAATGCAGGTTGCCGCCGCCACCATGCTCAAGATCGTGGGGCGCGAATCAGTGGGAGAGCCCGCCGTTGACACTCAGGACGAGGCATCATGAGTGCCTTCTCCGATTGGTTCGAGTCCCAAGAATTCCGTCACTTCGGTGCCCGCGAGTTCGAATCCTACTTCGCGGCGCAGCGAAGAGGCGTGACCAACAGTGCGCCACCCAAAAGCCTCTGGAAGAACATCGTGCCCACGCTCCGGATCGTCGATGATTTGCGCCAATCGTTCGGCAAACCCTGCCGGATCCTCAGCTCGTATCGCTCGCCGGACTACAATCGGGCAGTTGGCGGTGTCCCTCTCAGCCAGCACAGGAACTTTACCGCCCTCGACATTGCCTTTGATGGAGTGAGCCCGAAGCAAGTCTATGATCGGCTGTTGGAGTGGCGCAGAGCGGGCAAGTTTGTGGGCGGGCTTGGAATCTATCCATCGTCTGGCTTCGTCCACATCGACACGCGGGGCAGCAATGCCACTTGGAGCGGTCGTTGATCCGTTGACACCCGCCCTCGGTCATGGCGCGAGGTTTATTCATCACCGGCTTCACCGTATCCGAGGTTCTGGCAATCCAACAGCGAGCGAAGGAATTCCTGCTCGAAGGCAAGACGATCATGAACTGGAACGACGCAGACACCTCGGTGGCCAAGCAGTTCACCATGCCGGTCGATCAGGTGCTTGAGGAATGCGCCCACGCCCTCCGTGTTCTGGACCCGGCCACCTACGGCAGACTTCGGACCACGGCGGCTTCCTCCATCCCAGGCTACCTGCCAAAATGATGACCCTCAAACAAATCGCCCGCAAGTGGCTGCCGCCCGTCCTTCTCCCCACTGCTTGGAGTTCTCCCTTCGAGTCGGCAAACTGGTCGCCCCGTCGTGGCTTGGTTCCGGGTTTTGCCCCCACCGACGCCCGCAACGAACTCACCTCTTCAGTGCGCAGTGAGCTTGTCCGCAAGTCTCGCTACCTCCACAAGAACTCCGGGTTTGTCCGCGAACTGGTCGCCAACATGGCCATCTATTCGACCGGTGATGGCATCCGAGTCCAGGCACAGTCGCCAGATCCAGAGTGGAACCGAACTGCGGAAGCCTACTTCGCCCTTTGGTCGGCCCGCTGTGAAATCACCCGGCGCTTTTCCTTTGAAGAATGCCAGTCGCTCGTCTGCCGGGGCATGGACATCGATGGCGAATATTTTATCCACAAAACCCGCGACGCCGATGGAGAGCCTCGCATCCAGCTGATCGAGTCCCACCGCGTCGGCGACGAATTCGGCACCAAGGAAACCATCGACGGCGTGGGTCTGGATGCCTGGGGTGCACCGATCTTCTGCCGCGTCTTGGAGGATTCGGGAAAAGCCCGGGACCTGCCAGCGTCCTCGATCCTGCATGTCCACGAACCGGAATGGGCCGGCGGCGTGAGGTCCCATCCCACCATTCAGCATTCCATCAACCACGCCCTCGATGAGATGGAATTACTGGCGCTCGAAAAACACGCAGTAAAGGACAACGCCGATATTTCCCGGGTGCTCAAAACTGCCCGTGGGGAACTGGACGACAATGGAGACTTCGTTGTTGGGGGCGCAGCGGGCGATCATGATCCAAGCGACCCAATCACACTTCAGAAAATCGTGGGGGGAAAGCTGGTGGCTCTCAAACCTGATGAGTCCATCGAGAGCTTCCAATCCAATCGGCCATCTCCTACATTCACCGGCTTCCTGGAGCACCTACGGCGGGACTCAGCGCTGGGTGTGATCCCATTCGAGTTTGCGGCAGATTCCAGCAAGATTGGTGGAGCGGGCGTGCGCTTGATCGTGGCCAAAGCTGACCGCCGCTTCTCATTCCGGCAGATGATTCTCGAACGCCGCCTCATCCAGCCGGTCTGGACCTACGTGATCGGCGATGCCCTCGACCGCGGACTCCTGCCGCCCATTGAAGGATGGTGGAAGATTGGTTCGGTCTGCCCCCGCAGGGTCTCAACGGATGCTGGCCGTGAAGCACAGCAAAACAGAGCAGACGTCGAGATGGGATTGAAGACTCTATCGGATCACTACGCCGAGCTAGGTGCGGACTTTGGCGAAGAGATTCTGCGCCGGGGAGCCGACGCTAAGCTCATTATCGAAACCGCCGCAAAATACGGTGTTCCGGTCGAAATGCTCTGGAAGCCATCGGTTGGCCCACCGCAAGCGCAGCAACCGTTGACACCGCAACAGGCGGGTGAGCAACCGAGCAGAAACGCAAGACAAGGCGGAAATCAATCGTCTAAAGTCACTTGAACGAGGACGCAGATACAGGCAGCGGCATCGCGAGAGACTACTCCAAAAGCGCCGTGAATGGAGAGACCTGAATCGCGAACTTGTCCGCAAAGAAGCGGTGGCTAGGTATTGGAGAAACCCTGATCACGTAAGAGCGCTTGCAAGAGCAGCATACCGCCGCAATCCAAAGCGAGTCCTAACACATGAGCAAAAATTGGCGGCGAGGGATAGGGTTAGGCGCTATCGTAAAAAGCACAAAGATCGACTTAGGAAGCTTGATCGTGAACGTTTGAAAAATGATAGGTCTTATCTATTCGCGAGACAATTACGGTCGCGTGTTGGAAAAGCCGTGAAACATCAATACGCAGAAAAAGCAGGGAAAACGATGGACCTAATAGGATGCGCCGTAAAGCAACTCCTGACTCATCTCGAATCCCAATTCCTTCCTGGAATGACGTGGGAGAACTACGGCAGATACGGATGGCACATCGACCATATCATCCCATGTGCGGTGTTTGATCTGAGTCGGGTCGAACACCAGAAGAAGTGCTTTCACTATTCGAACCTCAGACCAGCTTGGTCCCACCACAACGAAGGGCGTGGAAGTCGAATTGAGGGTGAACTGCCGCTGATCTATCGAAACAAGAAAAGCAAACAGCCGCGTTGACAGCCATTCCTGAGCGTGAACTCGCTCCTCCTGCAAAACCCTCAGTGGCTAATCCAGCCTGAAGCACTGCGCTCAATGGTGGCTGCGGCGGATTCTTTTCGTGCGCTTGACAATCCAGTGGTCCGGGATCAGCCCGTCAGCTCCCTGCTTTCCGTTGAGGATGGTGTGGCGACGATCTCGATCAACGGGCCAATCATCCGCAAGCCCGACATCTTCGCCCGGGTGCTGATGGGCGCTACCGACTCTGAGGAAATTGGAGCGGCTATTCAGGAAGCGGGTTCCCGTCCCGACATCAAGGCGGTGTTCTTGGACATCGACTCTCCCGGCGGCACGGTGGCCGGCACTCCTGAACTGGCGAACGCCGTGGCATCGCTCGATAAGCAGAAGCCGGTCTACGCATTTTCCTCCGGCCTCATGGCATCCGCCGCCTACTGGATCGCCAGCCAGGCCCGCGCGATCTATGCCACCCCATCCGCGCAGGTCGGTTCTATCGGCGTGGTGCAAGCGGTGGTTGATCGCTCAGCGGCTATCAGTGCGGCAGGCATCAAGGTGGAGGTTTTCTCTGTGGGGAAATACAAGGCGATGGGTGCTCCAGGCACTCCACTCACCGACGACCAGCGCGAATTGATCCAATCGAACCTCGCTGAAATTGCCGGGGAGTTTCATGCGGCCGTGCTGGCAAAAGGACGCTCGATCCCACCCGAAGCTATGGAGGGTCAAACTTTCAGCGGCAAGCAGGCACAGCGGGTCAATCTGGCAGGTATGGTTCCGGATCGCGCCGAAGCCATGCGCCGTCTCAAGGTCTATTACGCGTCGGTTGACAGGGGAGCCCGTGCGATGACCGCACTTGAAGACCAACTTGCCGAAGCCCTCACCCAGGTGGATAACCTCACCCGGGACTATCAGGCGCAAACCGAACTTTTCACTGAAAGCTCTGCGACTCTCGATTCGCTGCGCGGTGAAGTGGAAATTCTCTCCGCTCAAGTCGAGACACTTGGCGTCGAACGGGATTCCGCCGCCCAAGAAGCTATCGCCCTCCAAACCCGCATCGCAGACCTTCAAGCATCCCAAGTGGATTTCGACCGCAGGCTGCAACTTGAAGTGGCCCGCGTCGTCGCCTCCACCGGCACCATGCTCCCCGCCAACGTCACCCCGGCTGGCCACCAGTCACAGGCCGCTCAGACGCCGTCCCTCCACGACCTCGTCACCCAATACGAGCAGCTCGTCACCGAGCACAAGCCCGTGGAAGCCGCCGCCTTCTACCAACAACACCTCGCCAAACACTTCACCCGCTAATTCGCCATGCCCAACTCGAACGCCACGGTTAATTCCGCCATCATCGCCCAGACCGCGCTCAACACGCTACTGGCCCGATTCCCGCTCCTCGGACAAATCGCCACCGACTTCAGTTCGGCCAGCGTGAAGTTCAACCAAGACATCGTCACCCACATCGTCACTCCCACGGTGGCCAAGGATTTCGTTCCTGCCACGGGTTACGTCCCGGATGACCAGGCACAGGTCGATGTGAGCGTGAAGATCAACAAGCACGCCTACGCGGGCTATGCCATCACCGACGTGGAGCGCTCCACCAGTCAGATCGATCTCAACCAACGCTATGCCGACAAAGTGGCTTATGCCCTCGGCCGCAAGGTGAGCGATGACCTGATGGCTCTCATCATCAACGCCAACTTCACCAACAAAACGGAAATTGCCGCCGCCTCGTTCGGTCGCAACACCGTGGTGGACATCGGCACCAAGCTCAACAAGCGGTTCATCCCGGACATGGGCCGCTTCATGTTCGTCAACTCCGATTACTACAACGCCCTGCAAAAGGATGAGGCGCTCTACAAGGCGTTCATCACTCCCGCAGCGGGCAACGTGGTGGTTTCGGGGGTGCTGCCCGACGTGAACGGCTTTACCGTGATCGAATACTCGGCCCTACCTGAAAACGGCGAGCGTCTGGTCGGCTTTGCCGGTATCCGGGAGGGACTCATCATGGCCGCCCGTGTGCCAGATGTTCCATCCAACACCGGCGACACTGTGATCCGCGTCGTCACTGACCCACGCACCGGATTGTCCGTGCAAGTCCGTGACCGCTACGATGGACGCCTCGGCAAGCAGGAAGTCAGCTTCACGCTGATGTATGGCTTCGCGGCAGGCAACAAGCCCGTCATGGAGCGGATCACCCGTCCGGCATAAGATTTTGGGTTAGGTTGTTCATGGGACGCCCTCTTCAGGAAACTGGAGGGGGCGTTTTTTGTTTTGACAGCATCACCCACGGCATGGGCATCGAATCGGAAATTCTGGCAGACTTCGGCCACCTGCTATCAGAGCATGGTGTGAAGGCGCGGTGGAAGGACATCAGCCTGCTCGTGCTCGTCAGCCGCGTGCGCAACGACCAGCAGATCGACATGGGCGGATTCGTCGAATCACCAGACCTCAGCCTGCGCGTGCCGAAGCGGGCATTCCCAGCCGCCATGCCAAAATTCGGTGAACGCATCGAAGTGGACGGCACTGAATACCGCATCACCAAAGTCTCGGCCCACCCGCGCTCACCTCTGCTCACACTTACTCTCAGCACCACCGATGAGTGATGTTCGCTTCACCGCCAAGCTCAAGGGAGCATCCGACGTGGCCAGACTGCTACGCCGCTATCCAGAAAAGGTGGGACGGACATTGCTGTCCCTGGTGAAGCAGGAAGCGCGTGGCCTATCTGTGGAACTCGCCCGCAACACCCGGCCGTTTGGGTTCTCAGAAAAGGCCCGCAAGACCGGCGAGGATGCGGTAGCCAAAGACATCAGCGGCGTGTTCGCCCTGCCATCGGATGCCTTCGCGGAAATCCGCAAGTCCAATCCGGCGGCGGCAGATCGCTTGTGGTCAAACATCCAGAACCGGCGCTTCTCACGAGCGGAAAACAATCTGCGCCAAACCAGTTCCGGTTGGAAGGATCTCTCGGTCGGCCGCCTCGACCCGAAGCTTCACCGATGGGGGCAGTTGGGCGCGGCGAAACCGAAGCAGATCGTCACCAGCGCGAAGGCCCGCGAGAGCTACATCGCCAAGATCCAGAAGCGGGTCGGCTTCGCCAAAGGATCATGGATCAACGCGGGCAAGGCGATTGGCGGGCGGGTGCGGGGTGCCGCGCAATGGACAACCCGGCACAAGCAGGCCCCCGGCAGCGCCGCAATCAAGACCGGCGACAAGCCCGCCGTCACGCTGATCAACAATCTCGACTACATCGACGACGTGACCACCTACAAGACCGTCAATCTCGCACTCCAAGTGGCGGCAGGGCGATTGCGCAAGGCTCTATCCACCTCGCTGCGGAAGGTCAACGATCAGGCCAACAGGCGATTCGGCAGGACCGGTTGAAAAATAAAAGGACGTCCTCAACCGTGAAGACGTCCTCTTGGCGCTGGCAATCCCTTATCAGCACCGAGACTACTAGGAAATCCGCACCAGTTTATCAAGGGGGTTGTCTGAATGATCCGCACACAAGCACGGTTGACGCGGAATCACGGACAAGATGCCCAACCTGATCGAAGACCGCCTTTCGTCACTGCTTGCTGAGTGGATCGACACCAACCGCCCCGAGGATCTACCCAATTCGATTCCAGTTCATGTCGCCCGCCGCGATGAAATCCGCACTCGTCCATGCGTGGTTCTCAATACGTCGGAAGCCAAGCCGATCCCGGCCATGCCCCACACCGCACGGGTAAAACTCGACGTGCATCTATTTTCCCAAGTGGATGACACGCCAGCCGAAACACACGCCGAGTGGGCAGGAAAACTGGCGGTGTTGCTCGGTGGCAAGTCGGTAATTCAATCGGCGTTGGATTCCGAAACCTTCGTTCTCCATGACCTACTAGACCGCGAAAGCGTGACCACACCGGATGAAGCACGAGGCCGCGAATCGGTTCTCAGCTACGAGGCCGTAGTGTCGGCTCTCTGACTCCGGTTGACACGCCGCACGCGGTCAAATGGCCGCGACATTCCTTGGCACAACTGGCAACTGGGGCATCCCTCAGGATGAAGCCGGCATCATCATCACCGACTTTTCCATCGACTACTCCAACCAGGAGAAAATGGTCTTGGACAAGGGCGGTGAAATCATTGGTCTCGCGCTCTATCAGGAGAAAGCCGAAATCAAGCTATCCGGACTGGTGAAGAAAACCGGCCCGTTCTCGGGCAAAATCGGCGCGGCACTCGCCCTCACCAATGCAGTCCCGGCCCACATGCAGTCCAGCGGCGGAATCACGATCATCAAGCAGATCAGCCGCGCCCTCAACAACGAGGACTTCGAGAAAATCGACATCACCGCGACCAATTACCCGCTGGTCGTTTCCGGTGGCGGCGGCCCGTGAACCAACCTTTCCAACCTGAGATACCGATATGAACGCCATCACCCACATTTCATCCACCGCCACCAGCAACACCTGCCTTGCCGCCGCATTGACGGCCGTTGGCATTCCGCTTGCCGAGAAGCCCTTCGTCCGCGTTGTCGGCGACGGCATCCGAGGCGAGCGCACCGTTTGGTTCTTCGACCCACAAAGTCCCGACGGCAAATTCCAGACCAAGGACCTCATCGAGGCGTGGAATGACGACGCCTGGCACCTCGCTAATCCAGAGCATCCGTTCGCCTACATCAAGTGCGCCCTGCTCAATCGCCAGCGCCTCGTGGACAAGGTGAAGCAAGATGTGCCGCTCGCCTGCGTGAAGCGCCGGGGGAAGATCGCTTTCATCCCGCTTGATGCCTCGCCAGCCACCGAAGACCAGTTCCTCCGCTACCTCTGAGATCCCATGAACGACACCGACCGCCAAAAGCACCTATCCACCGCCTTCCACGACGTGGAAACCATCGTCGCGGGTCATGCCATGCGCCCGTTGTCGCTGGCGAGCTACGACGTGCTTCTCCGCACCGGCAACCCGCTCGTGAAGGGTGAGATGCCCACCGACGGCACCCCTGAGTTCACCTCTGCCATCATGGGCTTCGTCTTCACCCATTGCGCCCCATGGCCGGAAGTGGTGCGGGCGTCGTTCAACGACCAGGGATTCCGGGAAGCCGCCCTCATCTTCTGCGGTGCCCTCACCCCGGCCGATTTCCAGACTGCCTTCAAACGCCTTGAAGAACAGAGCCGTGAACTGGAGGCGGCACAGGTGGAAACCATGGGGGACATCGGAGGAAAAAAGCCCCTCCGTGCGACGAACCCGGATTCATAGCCGCCCAGGTGTTCGCCGTTGCCGCCGAAACCGGCTGGCCCGAGGAACGGATTCTGTTCATGCCGCTGGCGCGACTCGCTCAGTATCAACACTGTCTGTTGCGGAGGAATGGGGTGAGAACGACCTGGAGCAGCGCGGGCGGTGGCAGTATGGGACTGCGGGATCAACTGGAGGCGTTGCGGGGATGCTGGATTGGCGCAAATTCATCAAATTCGGCTAACGAAAGCTTGCCAGACAATGGCTGAATCTGCTGTTGCAAACCCATCGCAATGCAACCAACGACCAACCAAAGCCCGTTCTTCCGAATGGGACTTCCCGGAGAAGTATTCTTCTGTGCTGTATTTGTGGGACATATACAGCACGCGCCTGTTACAGGACAAATACAGCACGCTGTTCAATAAAACTGTTAGCGAAGAAAAAATATGATAAACTCCCATTGCCCCGAATGTGATGCCCTCAACGAGATTCCAGAAGCATATCTTGGGCGAGAAGTCACATGTCCTTCCTGCAAGGGTGACTACGTGGCGACACGCCCAAGTGGAACTGTGCGAAAGCCGATTCCCGCTACCGCTCCCTTAATACCGCCACCTACTGAGCAAACCATGAAAGAACCAAACCAATCTGCCTTTAATCTGACAACAGCGCTACTGGCGATGATTGTGCTTCTATTCATTTACGTTAACAGATCCGCTATCTTCCCCGCTTCCAAGGAGGTAGGCGATGTCGATATGCCTGCCGCAATGGATGTTCGGCCTGTGGTGCAAATCTGGGAATACAAAATTGAGCGTTACTACAACTCCGAGCAATTCAAGGATGGAGAGAGCGTATCGGTATACGGAGACGAAGCTAAAGAACAGACCTCTGTGAGAATCGACGTAAAGAAGCTTGATGGGATAGGAGGAGACGGATGGGAGCTAGTATCGACGTATCTTGAGATGCAGACAGCGTTTTACAACTTTGGCGCGTCAGATCTTCACACCGGAATCAAAGAGAACGTAAGGCCACAAGCAGTCGTAGCAATCTTCAAACGACCCAAACGCTAACAAGTCGGAGCAGGCGACGCCGAGGAAGCCGTCTGATTAAATTTAGCTTGACACCGGCGCGCCTGTCCTATGACGTTCGACAAAAATCAATCGCCAACACATTTTCTATGAAAACAACAACCCCCATTTCCCCGCCCTCCGGGCCGACCCATTGGCTCTTTCAGGGGCCTCCCGCAGAAAGCAAACTCCTAGCAGAGAAGCCGTCTGATTAAATTTAGCTTGACACCGGCGCGCCTGTCCTATGACGTTCGACAAAAATCAATCACCAACACATTTTCTATGAAAACAAAATACAACAAAGTGGCTACCCTAGCTGCTACTCTAATCACATTCGGATCGCTCGCAGGGGGAGCGAATGGGGCATTAATAATTACAGACAATGGGAGCACGATCACATTAGATTGGAATGAAACTCTAGTAACGACATCTGTTGTATCGGGAGGGGCACTTCATAATTTGATCTACGAGAATATGTTTTCAGCTGCACCAGCCCATTCACGCAGTAACCCTATTATATCTAGTTTCTCATCTTCAATTACTGTGAATGGAATTGAAGCTTCACCCACGATTTGGACTGGCTGGAATTATCGCCCAGGCGAAGCAGACTTGCTTGATACACAGCAAATAGCCATCATTTGGAATCCAACAATTTCAGCGGGCGTTGGTGACACATTAGTGTTCACAGGATCTATGACTCTTAACAGCGATTCTTTTTACACCGTTCCTGACCAAGCTCCGTCTATTGTTTGGTTTGGTAGCCAGGGTGTCAAATTTACCGCAGACACAGCTGTTGTTCCAGAGCCTTCATCAACTTTCTTAATTGGACTAGGGGTATTGGGTTTTGCGAGCCGCCGAAGAAGAATGAACTGAGTCGAACAAGCGGATCGTGGCGACGGCGAGGAAGCCGTCTGATTTGATTGGGAGCCTTTTTCCGCCGCCGCCACATCCTTGACGTTCGGTAAAAAAACAACTCTCTATTCCCCGATCTCCTCTCCCAGCCTTCGCCACTGCCCCTCACATATCGTGCAACACAATCCACTAATATCCCTAAGAAATTCACTGCTCTTTCTTTTCCTCACGGTCAGTAATTCTGGCGCGATGATGATTTTCATTAATCTACCATCCAATGAGCAGTTCAGCTTAGATGTGGAGCCGAGTTACTCGACCGAGGATGTCAAGGCAAAGATAGAGGACAGACGAGGAATTGTGCCGGAGAACCAATATATCTACTTCAGCAGTAGTCTACTCAGTGATGGTCGGACGTTATCGGATTACAACATCGGGAAAAATACATTACTACAGGCTCATGTCGTCGGGCCACTAGCAGTCGCATCCTTCAGCTCTTACCCGGCGCTCCTGAATATGTCGATCCGCGACGCAGCTTCGACCGACGGCAGTGGCTGGATGGTGCTCAATTATCAAAGCTCAGTGGACTTCTCAGTCTTTGGACTTGCTTCACAGACAATCGCACTACGAAGTTTCAGTGGCAATGATGAAGGCGTCATCGCCGGTTTCGATCCGAGCCAGTCTTATGAGTGGAATTTTCTTACTGCCCCCAACGGTGTTGCAGGCTTCAATGCAGGGGTATTTACAGTGGACACGACAGAATTTTCCAACGCCTTCACAGGAACTTTTTCAGTGGTGCAAAGCAGTCCGCAAAGTCTCGCCATCGCTTACTCAGCGGTTCCTGAACCGTCTACAGTCCTGAGTGGGGCACTAGGTTTGTTCGCGCTGGTCTTTCGCCGGAAGCGTAGCTAGCCTTACTACATAAGAAATATAATTAACCGAACAAGAGTAAGCCCCCGAGCGTCCGCCATTGGAAAAACCTCGGTCGCCGCGATCTCCCGGCCAGGATCGCGGCATGTCACGCACACGTCACACCGACAGAGAGAAGGCCCGCATCATCCGGGAGTTTAAAAA